CCAGGTCAGCGTTATGAGCGCTGCTGTCTTTGAGCTGTATTCTGGCGATCACTTCGGGGTCGGAATGCACGCGGCCGTACTCAAAGATCCAGACGAACGGTTTGGTCCAGTCATGACGGTCATAAAGACTGCTCCCCCAGCCCCAGTTCTGAACCCGAGCTGACGCATGGCTGTTGGCAGTGGTGTTTGTCCTCATCATGTTTCGGAAGGGTACTAGTACAACCGCACCACTTCCGCCCACACTCGTTTCCCACCCTTCGTTGGGAATGAACATCGTTCTGACTTGACGGAGATGTTCCTCGAAGAACGTTATGAGGTGCCTGGCGTTGCCGTGGGATGCCGGAGGCTGGTCCAGAACATGTGTTGCACCTGTCCGGTGAGTCTCGATCTGAGTGGCAGCGACTCCCTCCGCCTCGTAGTTGGTGCTGTGTTTGGCGTTGTCGTGGGATGCCGGAGGCTGATCATCGGCCAGCACCCCGGAGAGGCCGGCGACACCGATAACATCAACTCCCCCGAGCTCATGCCTGGCAGAGTGGTTGTTGAAGGCCGCCTCTGTGGCGTAGTTGGTGCTGTGCTTGGTGTTGTCATGGGATGCGGGGGGCTGCGGCTGGACGTGAACCTCCATCTGCCGGTGGCCCTCGATCTGCGCGGTAGACTGCAGCGGCTCCCAGGTGGTGCCGTTGTAGATGTACCACAGATGCAGGTCGTTGCGGTAGAACAGCTCCCGCTCGACCGGCGTCCCGGGGAAGGCGGTGCCGTTGATCAATGCGTGGGTCTCGTCGCTCTCCCACTCTGTCCTGGTGAGCTCGGGCCCGACGTCGATGTGCGTTAGTCCTGATTTCACGTTGCCTCCTGTGGGAGGGTACAGGACCCTCCCCTACTTTGTTCTGATCAAGGGATTATGTTAGCCAGGGCGATGGTGATGATGGCGAGCCAGGCCATGACTCCCAGAGCCCGGCCGGCCATGTAGTAGTGATGCTCGTCGTGGATTTCGCGGAGAAGATCACCCTCACCCTGACCCTCTCCCATCGAGGGAGAGGGGAGTTTGTGCCTGGGCGGCCAGGGGCACATGACCTCGCAAAAGCCCTGCGTGAGGGCGTGCCACTCCGCGACGGTGTCCAGGAAGTGACTGAACTGGATGCCCTTCATGAAGCCTTTGCCGTTCATGGTCTCATAACTCCCCTGGCCCCTCTTATCTTAAGAGGGGACTCTGATGGTTCACTCGCCGCGGAACCTCCTGATCGTGCGCTCGCCGAACCACCAGAGGATACAGGGCATGGCCAGGCCGTAGACAAACCAGTCGGGCGCGGCGATGCGCTCGACGACGACCTGGGCGATAACTCCGGCGAAGATGATGGTCACGATGGGCCTGGTGACAGCCCGGGCGACGTGTGCTAGATGGCTTTGCGAGTTCATAGATTTTCTTGAGTTCATAGAGTTTGTTGAGTTCCTTGAGTTCATGGAGTTTGCTGAGTTCCAGGGGTTCCAACCCTATGAATGCTATGAACCCCAGGAACTCTATAGACTCGTTACGGTGTGAATACTCCTATAACCACGGCATCCCCGGGCTTACCGCCCGGAACCGCCACTATGACGTGCCTGCCGGCGACCATGTCACCGGAGGCGATGTTGCGCGCGACCGGGACCTGGTCGAAGTAGGTGGCCGACATGGTGAGTTGGACGTCCGCCTTGTAGGTCCCGGAGTGCCATTTCTTAAGGATTCCGATGTAAACCATAGCTATCAGCTTTCAGCTATCAGCGTCCAGCGCTGGCACGAGGCTAAAGCCTCGCACTACAGTTCATCCTTCCTCCGTGTAGAGCGTTCGACTGGTGACCCGTCGGGAGAGATCTGACAGGGCAGTGTCGTACCGTGCCAGTCGCTCCTTCCCCCAGGCACGATAGTTCATGGTGCCGTAGCGGCCGGCGATGCTGGCTCGATCGACGGTGTAGGCCGACGCCGACATGGCCAGGTAACCGGTTGCTCCCAGGATAAGGACCTCGTCATGTTTCGTCGGGACCGTGCTGCTGCCGGCAGCGACGGTGTGCGCCTGCAGCCAGCGGACCCGGGCACTGTCGCCGTCGCCCTCGTCGACCATAAACACGCGGCCGGCCCACATGTTGAACCGCTGCATGTAAGGCGGGTGCTGGTCGATGGGGAACTCGATCGACTCTATCATGAGGAGGTCGGTGAGCGTACTGATGTCGAGCTCGACATTGTCGGCCGTGGTCGCCAGATCTGTCTGCTGCTGCAGGGGCGCCGCGGCGCTGTACTCGGCGACGGCCCTCCGGATGGCGCCGTCGATCTGATCATCCGTCCAGTGGTAGTCGGCCGGGTCCTCGTCCTGCAGGTCCTCCCGGGCCCGGGCTCTCATCTCGACTAAGTTCATATCGTAACTCCTGCCGACACCTCGAGCATCCTCGACTGCGTCGGGACCCAAACCCCCTCTTATCCTAAGAGGGGGGACTTTCGAGGTAGATCGTCTTCTCACCCTCGCCTTAATCCTCTCCCATCAAGGGAGAGGAGAACTCGGTGTCATAACTCCCCCTTCCCCTCTTATCTTAAGAGGGGAAGGCACGAGGCTAAAGCCTCGCACTACACCCTCTGATCCGGGGGAGGGAGCCAGGGCTCGACCCTGCCCCACTCCCTCCCCCCGGCTGCTATGAGGATCAGGTTACTGTCTATGCCTGGATGCCGATCAGGGCCGCCCGGGCGACGACGTTGAAGTCGACCAGCGAGCAGTACCACTTCAAGCGGTGCCTGACGGCGTCCTTGCCCTCCAGGATGCCGATGTTCTCGATCTGGATGCCGCCGTTGGTAGCTCCGACGACGGCGCCCTCGCCGAAGCGCAGGGCGTACATCGTGCTCAGGGCCCCGCCGGTGGCATGGGTCTCCAGGCTCGACGCAACCTGGTGGGTGTCCAGGATCCAGTCGTTTACGGCGATCGGGATGCCGTTGTAGAGCTGGACGAACTCACCGAGCAGGCCCCTTTCGACCTGGAGGTTGGTACCCGCGGCCCTTGCCAGGTCGTTGATCTTGCGCCGGGTCCTGCGGCTCATCATGAGAAGATCGGGCTTGCCTCCCTTGACGGCGTCGATGAGACGATCGATCAGGGCGAAGGTGAGGGCTCCGCCGGTGGCTCCGGCGGCTATGACCTGGTCGCTGGCCGTCTTAGTGGCGATCTTCACGATGAGGCCGTCGAACATGTTGGCGTCGTGGGTGATGCCCGTGAGGTAGGCCGACGTGCAGCCGTAGATGAAGGCCCGTTCGAACTCATGCCTGAGCGACTTGGCCGCGAGTTCCAGGACCACGGCCTCGATGTCCTGGATGTTCGACCGGGTCTGCTTGATGAAGTTGTCCAGGTCGGCGTTGCGGCCGAGGACGGCCAGAGTGGCCGTGAGCTTGTCGAACTCCGGCTCCGTCGCGGTGGTCCAGTCTCCCAGGGGAGCGTGCCATGCGGCGGCTGCCAGGGCCTTCTCACGGTTGTAGGTCAGGCCATTGCCTTCGATGTGGACGAAGGGCATGACCTGTAGGAGAGGGCTCTCCCTGATGATGGTCTCGATGACGCCCCTCAGTAGGACGTCCTGGGTAAGCTTCGCGCTCTCTGCAAGCGTCAAACTCATTAGTTAGTACCTCCTTCTCTCTGTTGTGCTAGTCCGAGCTTGATCTTCTCGTCGGGCGACATGGCATCGATGTTGACCTCCCGGGTCGGAGCTCCGGCCGGCACACGGTTCTGTTTCGCTTCAACTGCCAGGGTGGACCTGACGGCCTCGACTACCTGCAGGCCGGCCTTAACCGACTCGTCGACCTCGGCGACGTTTGAGCCCTTAACCAGGTCGGCCGGCAGATCAGGGTGAAGGGCGCGCTGCGCCTCGAGGTACTTCTGGACGGCGCCCACATGGGCCTCCTCGAGATTGCTTCGCTCGGCNCGCAATGCTTCGCCTTCGGCTTGCAGCTCNGCGATGCGCTCNTCCTTCGCCGTGAGCGCGGCCCGAGCCCCGGCGAGGGCTCCNCGTTCNGCCTCNAGCTCGGCTTTGATGGTGGCGANCTCATCTTCGGTAGCGGTGTCGTTCGGAGTTCCTTGGGTCTCTTGAGTTCCTTGGGTTTGTTGGGTTTCCTGGTTCTCTAGTTCTTCAGACATGTACTCCTTTCTTGCCCCGAGATTGCTTCGTCGTCCCGACAGGTCGGGACTCCTCGCAAAGACAGGGCGGTCCGTTATTATCCGGGCACCCGACAGCTATCGGCTTTCAGCCATCAGCTATCAGTAAGCTGTCCGCTGAGCGCTGACTGCTCTGAGCTACTATTCAGGCTGCCGACTACGTCGAGTGCCGACTGTGTCGGGACATCCTCGACCTCAGTCGGGCACCTCCGTTTCCGCGGCGTAGGCTCTCTCTCTCGCGCCGCCCCGACGGGTCGGGGACTGTGCCCTGAACTCCATATTCATTTCCAGGATCCTTCTCCTCTCCTCAAGCCACCTCTCGAACTCCTCGTCGGGGTCCTGGATGTTCATCTCCTCCATCGCCGTCCGCCGGCTGTGAACGCCGGCCTGGACGAGCAGTTGCTCGTTCATGGCCTGCCGCTCCACGTCC